GATCTTCAAGAAATGGGTGGTCAACTAAATCAGTGGGCTAGTAGCATGAGCGATCTAGCCTACTTAGAACAAAAAAATAAGAACCCCCCTTGGTGGAAAGCTATGGGAGGTTCTGTTGAAGCAGAAGCTTTAGAAATATTCACTGCTAAAAAGAAAGCAGAGGCTATGCGTCAGGAGCTAAAAGACTGGATTAGTTTTACGTATGGGCCATCGGTTTGGGATGAGCTAGTGGCGACTGAAGGCAGGATACGAAAACAAAAGAAAGAACAAGAGTATCGTAAAGCAGAAATGATTGAAGCAATAATTACTTGGGGTATATCAGGTGTTATTCTTTTAGTTGGTGCAAGTACTCTAGGATTTATACTTTACATGGTGGCATAATGGCAAAACAACTAACAGAGAAACAACAGAAGTTCCTTGACGTTCTATTTGAAGAAGCTCAAGGAGATCCTGTACAAGCAAAAAAACTAGCAGGTTACTCTGACGGTGTTGCTTCTACACAGATAGTAAACAGTCTCACAGATGAGATAGCAGACCTAACAAAAAAATTTATAGCACAATCATCAACAAAAGCAGCGTATACTATGTTTTCTGTTATGGCAGATCCTACAGATCTAGGTGTAAAAGAAAAGATGTTAGCAGCTAAAGACATTCTTGATCGTGCAGGTTTCACTAAAACAGATAAGGTAGAAGTAAAGTCTGCAGAGCCTTTGTTTATTCTACCTGCGAAAGATGATGAGTAAGAGAGCTTCAGAAGCAGACCACCCAACCAAAGTAGACTGGCAGATACCACTACAAGGAAAACTAGGAGAATGGTATCCTGTCATAAGGGTAGGGAGACACGTACCCTTTGGATATAAACAGGACAAAGAAGATGACATGCTTCTTATTCCTATCCCTGAAGAACTAGAACTTTTAGAAAAAGCAAAGAAGTTTCTTAAAGATTACAGTGTAAGACAAGTAGCTAAGTGGTTGTCTGATCAATCTGGTAGAGACATCTCACATGTAGGGTTATATAAACGTGTCAGAATGGAAGAAAAAAGAAGGCGAGCATCTTCTAACTACAGGCAGTATGCCAAAAAATATAAAGAAGCGGCAAGGAAAAGCCAGAAGATTGAAGAAGAAAGGCTTGGTGGTAGAAACACCAGAAGTCTTGACACAGATGAGGGATACATCGAACTCGAAAGAGGGGAGTGTTGCCCCTTCTGTGGTCAAACAAGAGGTAATATTTGAACCTAACCCTGGACCGCAGACTAGGTTTTTAGCAGCTACAGAACAAGAGGTATTATATGGAGGAGCAGCAGGAGGGGGTAAGTCGTTCTCGTTGGTTGCTGATCCAGTTAGATATTTTACGAATCCACATGCACGAATGTTACTTGTTCGTAGGAGTACAGAAGAGCTACGAGAACTTATTTCTGTAAGCAAACAACTTTATCCAAAGGCTGTGCCAGGAATAAAGTTTATGGAAAGAGATAAGACTTGGGTAGCACCTAACGGTGCAACACTTTGGATGTCATACCTTGATCGTGATGATGATGTTATGAGATACCAAGGACAAGCTTTTAACTGGATAGGCTTTGACGAGTTAACCCAATGGCCTACAGACTACGCTTGGACATATATGCGTTCAAGGTTACGTGCTACAAAAGCCAGTGGACTTCCTCTCTACATGAGAGCCACAAGCAACCCTGGAGGCCCAGGACACAGATGGGTAAAAAAAGTATTTATTGACCCAAATACACCAGACAAATCTTTTTGGGCAACAGACGAAAACGGAGAAATAATAAAGTGGCCTAAAGGTCATAGCAGAGAAGGTGAACCTCTATTTAAAAGAAAGTTTATTCCTGCTACGTTATTTGATAATCCCTACCTGTCTGAAGATGGTATGTACGAAGCAAACCTTTTGTCTTTACCAGAACATCAAAGAAGACAGTTGCTTGAAGGGGATTGGGATATAAATGAAGGCGCTGCCTTTCCAGAGTTTAACAGGCGTATCCACGTAGTAGATCCTTATGATGTACCTAGTAACTGGACTCGATTTAGAGCATGTGACTACGGATATGGATCTTACACCGGTGTTGTCTGGTTCGCAGTTGTTCCAGGATCTGAACAGCTAATAGTCTACAGAGAGCTATACGTTTCTAAGGTAATTGCTACTGATTTGGCTGACATGATCCTGGACATTGAAGACGGAGAGAAAGTAAGATACGGAGTATTAGACTCTTCTCTTTGGCATAATCGTGGTGACACTGGCCCTAGTTTAGCAGAACAAATGATTATGAAAGGTTGCCGTTGGAGGCCATCTGACAGATCAAAAGGTTCTAGGGTAGCAGGTAAAAACGAGATACACAGACGATTGCAAGTGGACGAATTTACGGAAGAGCCAAGGCTTGTTATATTTAATAACTGCACAAATCTTATCTCTCAACTACCGTCTATACCTTTGGATAAAAGAAACCCCGAAGACGTAGACACTCACGCAGAAGATCATTTGTATGACGCACTTAGATACGGTGTAATGACACGTCCAAGAAGCAGCATATTTGATTTTGATCCTGCTTCTCAAAGATCAGGCTTTCAAGCTTCAGATCCCACTTTTGGTTATTAAGGATTTCCTATGGAAGAAGACGATATTTTTGACACAGATGAATTATCAATGGATGAAGATAACTCTTCATATATAGAAGATGCTAGTGATGATGAATTGAGTAGTGATCCTGCAACAGGAACTATTCTAGGTTTTGTAGAAGAAAGATATTACAAAGCTGAAAAAGCTAGATACTCTGACGAACAAAGATGGATTAAATCTTATCAAAACTACAGAGGTATCTATGGTCCTGACGTACAGTTTACTTCCACAGAAAAATCAAGAGTATTTGTTAAAGTAACTAAGACTAAAGTTCTTGCAGCTTACGGTCAAATTGTTGATGTTTTATTTGGAAATCACAAGTTTCCTATCTCAATTAACCCTACTAAACTACCTGACGGTGTAGCAGAAGCTGTACACTTTGAAACAAATCCCCAGATAAAAGAAGCTACTTCAAAAGGTCTTACTCCTGATGATACAAAGCTTAAGCCTGGAGAAACTATAATTGATCTAAGAGAAAGACTAGGAGGTCTAAGTAGTAAACTAGAGCCTGTTATTGACGATCTTAGAGAAGGTGAAGGACAAACACCATCACAACCTAGTTATCATCCTGCTATGGTAGCAGCAAAGAAAATGGAAAAGAAAATCCATGATCAGCTAGACGAATCTAACGCAAGCAAACAATTGCGTAACACAGCCTTTGAAACTGCTCTGTTTGGTACAGGCATAATGAAAGGCCCATTTGCCCTTGATAAAGAATACCCTAACTGGGATGATCAAGGCAACTACTCCCCAATGTACAAAACTATTCCTCAGACTGGTTCTGTAAGTATATGGAACTTTTACCCTGACCCTGACGCTAATAACATGGATGAGGCTGAGTACGTTATTGAACGACATAAAATGTCTCGATCACAAATGAGAGGTTTAAAGAACAGACCTTTCTTTAGAGCTAACTCTATAGATACTGCAATTAAACTTGGTGAGTCCTACAGCAAAGAGTGGTGGGAACAAGTTATGGAAGATGCAGACCAAGAAACAAAAGCTGAAAGATTTAACGTCCTTGAGTTCTGGGGTTACGTAGACACAGATATTTTAAAAGGTCACGACATAGAAATTCCAAAAGAGTTAAAAGATCAAGATCAAGTATCAGTAAACATTTGGATTTGTAACGGACAAGTACTACGTCTTGTAATGAATCCTTTTACTCCTGCCATACTTCCGTACTATGCTGTTCCTTACGAAGTAAATCCTTACAGTTTCTTTGGTGTAGGTATTGCTGAAAATATGGATGACACACAAACTCTTATGAATGGTTTCATGAGGATGAGTGTGGACAACGCTGCACTATCAGGTAACTTGCTTATTGAAGTAGATGAAACCAATCTAGCCCCTGGTCAGGATCTAACAATGTACCCTGGCAAAGTCCTGAGAAGAATGGGGGGTGCGCCTGGTCAAGCTATCTTTGGAACCAAGTTCCCCAACGTATCTAACGAGAACATGCAGATGTTCGACAAAGCAAGGGTGTTAGCAGATGAGTCAACAGGTTTCCCTTCTTTTGCTCATGGTCAAACAGGCATACAAGGAGTGGGTCGTACTGCTTCTGGTATTTCTATGCTTATGTCTGCTGCCAACGGTAGCATACGTTCTGTTGTTAAAAATATAGATGATTACTTATTATCACCACTAGCAAAAGCTTTCTTTAGTTTTAACATGCAGTTTGACTTTGATCCTGAAATAAAAGGTGACTTAGAAATAAAGGCTGAGGGTACAAACTCTCTTATGGCTAACGAAGTTCGTAGTCAAAGGCTCATGCAGTTTCTTGGTGTTGTACAGAATCCTGCCCTTGCACCTTTCGCAAAAATGGATTATATTATCAGGGAGATTGCAAACTCTATGAGTCTTGATCCTGATAAGGTTGCAAACTCAATGACAGATGCAGCCATACAAGCTGAGATCTTAAAGAAATTTCAAGCAGAAAATCCACCTCCTCCACAGGCAGCACCACCACAACAAGGAGCACCTGCAGGAGCACAAGCACAAGATACTCAAGGATCTGGTGGTGGACAAGTAGGTACAGGCTCTGTTCCTACCCCTGGTGAACCTGGGTTTACTGCTAACACAGGACAAGGACAAGGATGAACAATTTAAAACCTTTAGTAAACGACAACAAATTATGGAACTCGTTTAACGAAGAATTAGATCGAAGACTTAACCACATCCATATTCAAATGGAACAAACTATAAAACAAGAAGACTTATTTAGACTGCAGGGTGAAGCAAGAGCTTTTCGTAGGTTAAAGTTTTTAAGGGATGAAGTGAATGGTGCTGAACATACAGGGTAATCAGACTGAACCTGAAACAACTATTGGACGTTTTGGTCTTGAAGAAAAAGATCCTACTGTAGGTATAGATCTTCCTAAAGGTCTTATTAATGACTATTTTAAAACTGTGCAGTCTAGTCCAGACGGTTTGTATCCTGAACTACCAACAGAAACATCAACAACAGAACCAATAACAGAACCTAGTACTACATCACAAACAGAAAAACTATTTGGTAAAAGACCAAAGCTTAGACCGCCTAAGCCAACTATAAGACCGAAGAGAAGACCTGGATCAGTAAGCCCCATAGATAAAATTTTAGAACTTAACTATTTACTAGAAGGTAGACGTGATCTTAAATCAAAAAAATCACAGGTTCTTTCAGGTTTAAACTCACTTACTGAAAGTGGTCGAAAAGCTATAAAAGGTTTTTTTGATAATGCTGCAGGTGGAGAATCAAATCTTGATCCTACAAAAGATTATTGGTGTGCAGCTTTTGTTGCTCACGTTCTTAGTGAACTTGGGGCAGATCCTCTAAAATCAAAAGATAGGTATGACAGACTCAGAGCAGATAAGTACAGAGATTACGGATCAAAGATAGAAAGCTTTGAAGATGCCAAAGAAGGTGACATAGTTGTTTGGGATATAGATAAAGATGGCAAAGGAGATCACGTAACTTTTTATGCAGGTGACAGAATAACATCTCAAGGAGATAAAGACCCTTATACTGGTGAAGAATACATTAACGTAGTGGGTGGTAATCACGATATGGGAGAGGTTAGTCTAAGAGAAAATCATCCCATGTATACAAAAGATAGAGTTTTAGCAATCAGAAGAATTACGTACAACGACATTGATTTTAACTTTACTGAACAGATGGCTAAACAAGACCCTGTGTTTAAAAAGTTTATTCCTGATTATGCTTCTCTTGATACTGATCCTGCAGATTTTGTAGATGATGACTTACCATCCTTTGACGAAGGTGGTTTAGCAGAAAATAAAGATTTAGATCTAGCTAGATCATACGGTGTGACAGTTGTTGACCCAGAAGAAACAAGTCAAACTGTAAAAGCTTTAGGAAAAGCAGCAATAGAAAGTATTCCAGGTGTTAGCACTGCAGCTACAATACGAGACATTAAAGAAGAATTAAAAGAAGAAGATCCTAGTTTAGCTAAAATAGGTATGTTGGCTGCTAGTGAAGCTGTAGGTCTTGTTCCTGGTCTAGGTCAAGTAGGTAAAACTATAATACGAAAAACTAGTACAAAAGTAGTTGATAAAGCTGCAGATGCAAAAGAAGCAGAAAGACTTATTAAAGATTCTGAAGCACTAGAGCAGTGGCGTAAAGAAAATAAACTACCTGAGTCACAAAGACAAAAGAATCCTGAAGGATCAAAAAAGGCAGCGTCTGATTTATTAGAGGGTGAAATTACTTCTAAAGAAGCTAGGCAAAGAATAAAAGATTTTATACCTGATCCACAAGAGTTTACTGCAGAGCAAGTCTTAGACATGATGCCTAGTCTTACTCAGATAACAGGAGCATTAGGTAAAAAAGCTAAAAAGTATCCTATCATAGGTGTTAAAGGAAAAGACTTAGATAAAGGGCAAGTAGTATCTTCTAGATTAGATATCCCTGCCTATGATGACTATGATACATGGGTAGTCTCTATTCATGATGGTAATCAAAAGTCAGGTAGTGTTGTTGGATACGGACAAGCTATTAGACTAAAAAATATTAACTTTGGTTCAGATCCTAAGACAGCCCTTGATATTGCTAGAGGCAAAAGACTTGTTCAAGCTACAGGAGAAGATGCTCCTAAACCTCAAGGTAAAGCTACTATTGCTCGTATCTTTGGAGAGTATCAACCTGAAGATCCTTATGATTTACAACGACAAGCTGCTGAGATAATAGCTTCAGGTTCAGAAGAGTGGACACAGATAGGAATGAATCCTTATCGTGGAAGTGCTTTTTACAATAAAAAAACTGGTGCTCCTGTATTTGAAGCAGATGAAGTAATTCAAGTTGGTCCTCTTGTACTAGCTAAAAATGTAAAGAAACCCACTATCTCTCAAATGAAGCAAATGGCTGTAAGGACAAGAGATGGTAAACTAAGAATGTTTAATGAAGGTGGTGCAGCAATGAAAGATCAAATGCAGATGGCGTTTAAAGACGATGGCATGACTAAAGATCCTGTCTCAGGTAATGAAATACCTCCAGGCTCGTTAGCTAAAGAAGTACGAGATGATATTCCTGCCATGTTATCCGAAGGTGAATATGTTGTTCCTGCTGATGTTCTTAGGTACTACGGAGTAAACTTCTTTGAGAACTTACGTAATCAAGCAAAGTCTGGTCTACAGACTATGGAAGCAACAGGCAGGATTGGTGGTGAACCATTATCACCAAGTCAAGTACAACAAAACATGAGTGGTCAACGTATGGCAGGTGCTCCACCTGTACAACCTGTAGCTGCTAACACTGGTCCTGCTATGCTAGGTCAACAGTCTCAAACTGGTGCTAACACAGCAACAACAGGACAACCTGTACAAAATCAGTTTACTCCCATGAACTTTTCAACTGTAGGTTTCAGTCAGTTCCAACAGCCCAACCAGAAACCTGTTAGTGTCACTAATACTAAAACATATGTTAACTCAAAGAACACTTCTGACACACGGATTGTTACGTATGTAGATGGTGCAGTAACACCTCCTGCTGACCTTAAATATACTCAACCGCCTTATTACTTGATGGGTTCACCTGCGTTAGCAGAAGCCATTAAGGGTGCTCCTCAAGGAGGAGGCGGTGGTGGAGGTGGAGGTACACCAGACGTAGATCCACCAGATCCTAACGAGTGGATAAAACAAATTACAGATTCTGAGTCGGCTATAGCTTGGGCAAAGAAAAACTTAGAAGGTGACGCTAAAAATCTTTTAGATATTTTTAAGCTAGGAACTTCTGTTTCAAGAACCAGAGCTTTAGCAATTTCTGCAGAAGCTAGAAACGATCCTGAAACTGCAAAAATACTCAACGATTTAGCAAGTGCTACTGTAAAAAAGCATACAGCATTGCAGTTTGTACCTGAAGGAGCACTGAACGGAACTTCAAATAATGCTAAAGCTGAAAAAGTTGACGAGTATAAATCATTATTAGACAAAATCTTTGGTATAAAAAAAGAGATAGTTCCATCTCAACAAGGAGATCCAAAGAAACCTGTTGTTACTACAGAGGATGATTCTGGTAGTGGTGGTGATGGAGGTGGTGGTGGAAGCAGTAGTAGCACTCCAAGCGGTGTAAGTGGAGATGATCCTTATGAGGATGATGATGATGATCCACCTGCACCACCCCCAGGTTATTCTTCTAGTGGAACATCAACAGCTACTCAAACAATACAAGATTCAATAGACGCTCAAAAAGATTTAGACGCAAGATCACAAGATCCAACGGCTCCAGGTGGTCCAGGTGTAAATAAAGGTGGACTGATGCAAAGGAAGAAAAAGAAAGGCAAGTAAATAACTATAAGGCTACTCAGCTACGGCTGACCCCAACAGAAAAGGAAAAAATATGCCTGAATTAACAGAAGTAGAAAAACCTAAAACAGCAGGTTTTGTAGATCGTGGATACAACCACGCAAAAAAACAAAAGCGTATGGAAGAAGAAGAGCAAGAGATTGCCCGACTAGAAGCAGAGGCTCGAGGTGAAGAAGTTGTTGAAGATAAACCCAGTGGCGAGAATACTGAGGACACAGAAGTTCAAGCAACAGACGATACCAAACAAGAAGAAGCCACAGAGAAAACCGAAACACAAGAAGATGATTCAGGACTAAGTGCTGAAGAAAAGTCTTTTAAGAAACGTTACGGTGACTTGCGTAGACACATGCAAGAAAAAGAAAAAGAGTGGAATGAAAGAATCCAAGCTCTTGAAAAGCGCAAGGCATCAGACACAATAATACCACCAAAGACTCCTGAAGAGATTGATGAGTGGGCAAAACAATATCCTGATGTAGCAGGTATCTTTAACAAGATAGCAGAAGAAAAAGCTAAACAGATGTTTAGTAAAGCTGAATCAAGATTAAAAGAATTAGACGATGCACACAGCGAAGCTCTAAGATTAAAAGCTGAGAACGTCATACGTAAGTCTCATGATGACTTTGACGAATTAAAAGCTTCAGATGAGTTTCACGACTGGGTAGATGAACAACCCAAATGGGTTAAGGATGCACTGTACGAAAACTCAGATGATCCTGCTTCAGTTGTTCGTGTTATTGATCTTTATAAAGTTGATAAGGGTATTAGTGTAGCAGACAAGCGTGATAGCAAAAAGGCTGCAGCTTCTACCGTTACCAAAGGAACTCGTACTTCTATTGATGCAAAGGGTGCTTCAGGCCAAATAAAAGAGTCTGACGTAGCTAAAATGTCAACAAAGGAGTTTGAGGAGCGTCAAGATGAAATTGCTGAAGCAATGAAAAAAGGTAAATTTATCTATGACGTATCTAATTAGTTGACACTTTAAGAGTCTTCTATATAACTACGTGTATCTTCATTGAAGCCTCCTATATGGACTACCTTCAAAGATACTTTTCAAATAAAGCATAAACTACAAAAAAAGACTTACCTGTACAAGTATAGGCCCACTTATGTGTTACCCTAGAACGTTCAGCCTCTTTCAAGGTGTTTAGCTCAATTAAGCCAAATATCATGGAAGGATTTAATCATGGCTTTTCAAACCGCATCAGGTTACGGAAATCTTCCCAACGGGAATTTTTCTAGCGTAATCTACTCCAAAAAAGTACAGCTTGCTTTTCGCAAGAGTACTGTAGTAGGAGACATAACTAACTCTGATTATTTTGGGGAGATTGCTGCCCAAGGTGATACAGTGAAAATTATCAAGGAGCCAGAAATTTCTGTGAGCGCCTACGCAAGAGGCACACAGGTTTCAGCACAAGACCTTGATGACGAAGACTTCTCTCTTGTTGTTGATAAAGCAAACTACTACGCTTTTAAAATTGACGATATTGAAGAGGCGCATAGCCACGCAAATTTTATGCAGCTTGCAACTGATCGTGCAGCATATCGTTTAGCTGATCAGCATGACCAAGAAGTACTTGGTTATCTATCAGGTTTTAAACAGTCTGCTTTACACACAGATGCTGACACAGTAAATGACGTGGTAAACGGAACTAAAGCTGTAGCAACAGCAGGTTCTGACGAGTTGTTGACATCAATGAAACTCCGCAAGGACTCATTTGGCAACATCACAACGTCTTCTGCAGGAGATCACTCAATTCCTGTAGCAGCACGTTTACCAGGTGCAACAGCACTACCAACAGCAACTGTTTCTCCTGCGATGATTATATCACGTATGAAACGTTTGTTGGATCAACAACAAGTTGACTCACAAGGTAGATGGCTAGTGGTTGACCCTGTGTTTATGGAAATCTTGTCTGATGAAGACTCTCGATTCTTGAACGCAGACTACGGTGAATCAGGCGCACTACGTAACGGTCTAGTACTGAACAACATGCACGGTTTCAGAATGTATGTTTCTTCTAACCTTCCTCACGTAGGTACAGGTTCAGGAACTGCAGGTTCTGCAAACCAAAACAGTAACTTTGGTGTTATTGTTGCAGGTCATGACTCAGCAGTAGCAACTGCAGAGCAGATCAGTAAGACTGAAACATATCGTGACCCAGACAGCTTTGCTGACATTGTTCGTGGTATGCACCTATACGGCAGAAAAATACTAAGGCCAGAAGCCTTGGTTACTGCTAAATACAACGCAGCGTAAGGGAGGATTGACTTATGGCTACTTATGATATGACTTCCTCAGCTACTGTAGGTGTTGACGCTAACAGCATTGCAGCAGCTACCTCACGTTACCAAGCAATGGGAATGTACATGCGTGAAGCACGTTTGGACATTGCCAAAATGGTAGAAGACGGATACTCCTGTGCAAATGGGGATATCTTTCAACTTCTAGAAATTCCTGCTAACACTATGGTGTTGTTTGCAGGTGCTGAAGTTGAGACTGCTTTTAACGGATCATCTCCAACTGTAGATATTGATTTTGCAGCAGGTGATGATATTGTTGACGGTGGAGATGTTTCTTCTACTGGCTTCCTAGCAGGTGGTACAAACGGTCAAACTATGGTCGTAAATACTGCTGCTGCGGATACGTTTACTGCACACGTAACAACTACAGACACAATTGACGTTAAGTTAATTGCTTCTTCTGCAGATGTTACATCTGGTATCCTACGTGTTATTGCATGTTGCATTGACACAGGACCAAGAGGTGGACGTGCTCCGACTGAAGTGGATCGTGATCTACTAGCATAACTAAAACTTTAGGGGCAGGGAGACTTGCCCCTTTAGCTTATCTGAAGGATTTTTGTAATGGCTACATACGTTACTCTAGTTAACGAATTACTAAGAAGATTAAACGAAGTTACCTTAGATACTTCTGGTGATGGTTTTGATACAGTGCGTAACGTTCAAGCTTTAGCTAAAGATGCAATAAATAACTCCATTAGAAATATCAATCAGACAGGGCAAGAGTTTCCTTTTTTAAAAACAACACAAACACAAACGTTGGCAGCAGGTACAAGACAATACGACTTTCCTGCTGATTATTCTGGTGCTGACTGGGAAACCTTCTACATCAAAAAATTAACATCAGTAGATAATACTCCAATGCACCTACCTTCTATTAGTTATGAAGAGTACATTCAAAGATACAGACACTTTGATGACACAGGAGATCAAACAGGTATATCTGCTCCAACTCTGGTATATCAAACAGATGAGTTAAAGTTTGGAGTTACACCTATTCCTGATAACTCTTACGAAATAGAATATGTGTACTACAAGTTTCCTTCTGACCTATCAGCTTTTAATGACACAGCGATAATACCAGACAGATTTAAACACGTTCTTATTGATGGTGCTATGATGTACATGATGAGGTTTAGATCTAATGAACAGAGTGCTGCAATGCACCAAAACAATTTTGAAGACGGTATAAAGTTAATGAGAAGAGTTCTTGTTGACGAACCACTAAGAGTAAGATCAACAGTAGTAGACAGAATAAACTCTTCTAATCAAGTGTTAGGAAGAGTCCTCTAATGGCTGACAATCTAGCCTCTTTTAAAGTTTTTGCTCAAGGTGGTTTAAACACTAGTAGAGATGTGTTGTCTCAAGGTGAAACACAACCTGGATCAGCCGTAGCTTTAATTAATTATGAACCTGCTGTTACTGGTGGTTACAGAAAAATAAATGGGTTTGCTAACAACTACGGAACAGTAACAGGAACAGGAAGTGTTCTAGGTGTTTTTGTAGCAGACGGTATTAACGATGGTATACTAGCTTGCAGAAAACCATCATCAGGTAACAACTACTTACATAAATGGAATAACTCTAGTTCATCTTGGGATGCTGTAACAACTGCAGGTTCACCTACAATGGTAGGGGTATCTAAGGTTAGATTTTCTAAATTAAACTTTGGTACTGCAAAGGTTGTATTAACAGACGGTATAAATCCTGCAGCTACTTATGATGGTTCAACATATACACAGATTACACATTCAGATGCACCTACAGATCCTAAGTTTTCTGCAATATTTCAAAACCATTTGTTTCTAGCAGGAGATCCTGCACACCCAACTAAACTCTTTTTTAGTGCTCCACTAGCAGAAACAGATTTTGCGTCAGGTAACGGAGCAGGTGTAATAAATGTAGGTTTTCCTATAGTTGCTATCAAATCATTTAGGAACGAACTATTTATATTTGGTAACACAAATATTAAAAAATTATCAGGCACTGCATTAGCTAACTTTGTGCTACAAACTGTTACAGACGATCTTGGTTGTTTAGCTACAGACAGTGTTATAGAAATAGGTGGGGATCTACTATTCTTATCACAGGATGGTTTACGCCCTATTTCTGGTACGGACAAGATAGGAGATGTTAATCTTGAAACAATATCAAAAGACATACAATCTATTTTTACAGACATCATTTTTGATATTGACCTTGAAGGCCTTAACGCTGTTGTAATAAGACAAAAGACACAGTTCAGATATTTTTTTGCAGGGTCAGACTCTCAAGGTATTATAGGTGGATTTAGACAAACACCTAACGGTCTGCAATTTGAATATAGTCAGATGTTAGGTATTACAGCTACTTGTGCAGCAAGTGGGTATATAGGTCAAAACGAAATTGTGTTACATGGAACATCAGACGGTAAAGTACAACAACAAGAAAGCGGTAATAGTTTTGCAGGATCTAACATATTTAGTATATTTCAAACTCCTTACTATTATTTACAAGATCCAGAACAAAGAAAAATATTTTATAGCGTAGCTACTTACTTACGTTCTGAGGGTGATAACTCAATTGTTATGTCTGCTGTATACGATTATGAAGATGTAGATACGTTAAACCCAACTAACTTTAACTTATCAACAACAGGTGCTGCTGCTTACTATAACGAGGCAGTATACAACAGTACGGCAATATTTGATGGTAATCCATCACCAGTACAAAGAACTAATATTGAAGGATCAGGTAGATCAGTTTCTTTTAAATATGTTACTAATGACACCAGTGCTTCACACAGTATTCAAGGACTAGTTGTGACATTTGGCGTGGGGGATAGACTTTAAATGGCAGGTTATTCAAGACAATCAGCAGCAGACATTATCGCTAATGCGGTTATTAAAGCTGCACCAGTAAACGCAGAGTACAATGCTCTACGAGATGCTTTTGCTTTAGCTACTGGACATAAGCATGATGGTAGTTCTACTGAAGGAGGTTATGTTCCTCTTATAGCAGATAGTGATGCGCTAAACAAAGTAGTAATAGATACTAGTAATAACCGCATAGGTTTTTTTAGTGAAGTAAGTGGATCTGCAGTAGAGCAAGTAAGAATACAAGACGGTGCTATTGTTCCTGTAACTGATGATGACATTGACATTGGTACATCCTCACTAAAATTTAAAGATTTGTATGTTGATGGTGTTGGTAATATTGATTCTGTAGTTGTAACAGGTGCTGCTACCTTTTCTAACATAGATGTAAATGGTGGTGCTATTGATGGTGCAACGATAGGTGCAGCCTCTGCAGGTGCAGGTACGTTTACTGATCTTACTGCCACAGGTACAACTACAGTAACTACAGCAGATGTAAACGGTGGTAATATTGACGGCACTGTAATAGGTGCTTCTACAGCAGCAGCAGGTACATTTACAGCTTTAACAAGTACAGGAACTTCAACTCATGCTACGGTGGATATTAATGGCGGTAATGTGGATGGCACAACAATTGGTGCTTCTAGTGCTGCAGCAGGTAGCTTTACAACTGTTTCTACATCTGGTCAAGCGACACTGGCGACTGTTGATATTAACGGTGGTAATATTGATGGCACTATTATTGGGAATAGTACACCTGCCGCTATAACAGGTACAACTATTACCGCAAGCTCTGGCTTTGTTGGAAACCTTTCAGGTAACATTACAGGTAATATAACTGGTAACATTACTGGTGATATTACAGGTGATGTGACAGGTAACGTAACTGCAGGTTCTGGTACATCTACATTTAACAATGTAACAGTCAACGGAACACTAGACGTTACAGGTACAACAATTGCTAATGTTACAGATCCTAGTAATGCACAAGATGCTGCCACGAAAAATTATGTCGATTCTGAAATATCTAGTTTAGTAGACTCAGCACCTGGAACTCTAAACACTCTAAACGAACTTGCTGCAGCATTAGGTGATGATGCAAGTTTTAGTACAACAGTTACAAATAGTATAGCTACTAAGCTACCACTTGCAGGTGGTACAATGTCTGGTGCTATAGCTATGGGTACAAACAAGATTACAGGCTTGGGTGATCCTACAGCTAACCAAGATGCAGCAACTAAGAAATATACAACAGATACATTCTTACCCTTAGCAGGTGGCACACTCACAGGTGCGGTAGATGCAGGTAGTAACAAGATTACTGCTAGTTATACTCCAAGTGCAGGTGCTGATCTTACAACAAAAACATATGTTGACGGTATTCTAAGTTCTGGTACTGCAGCAGCAACATCAGCTACAGCAGCCGCTTCAAGTGCTACAGCCGCTGCCTCAAGTGCCACTGCAGCCGCAAGTAGTGCAACAGCAGCAGCTTCTAGTGCAACCTCTGCAGCAGCTAGTTTTGATTCGTTTGATGACAGATACCTTGGTGCTAAATCTTCAGCACCCTCTACAGACAACGATGGAGATGCTCTTCAGACAGGAACTCTTTATTTTAATACTACCACAAACTCTATGCAGGTTTATGGTTCTGGTGGATTCCAAGCAGCAGGTTCATCTGTAAACGGAACTTCATCAAGACAAACTTATACAGCCACAAGTGGACAGACTACATTTAGCATAACTTACGATGCAGGATTTGTAGATGTTTACTTAAACGGTGTAAAACTATTAGCAGGTACAGATTTTACTGCTACGTCAGGTACAGCAGTTGTACTGGCATCGGGTGCAACAGCAGGAGATATTGTAGACTTAGTAGCTTACGGTACTTTCTCACTGTCAACCCATTATACAAAAACTGAAAGTGATGCTCGTTTTGCCCCAATAGACGATCCCATTGCTTTTGCTATTGCGTTAGGATAAGGATTCAAAAATGGCTAACACTTTTAAGAACGCAGTTAGTTCAGCAATAGGCACATCCCAGACAAGTGTTTATACTGTACCTTCTGCAACAACAACAACAGTTATAGGTATGACTGTTGCAAATAGACACTCATCTGCTATTACAGTAGATGTAGTAGTAACAGATAGCTCTGCTTCTGCTAGTGTATTTATAGTAAAGGCAGCTACTATTCCAGTAGGAGGAGCATTAGTTCCGATAGGCGGTGATCAGAAAGTAGTTTTAGAAACTACTGACATACTAAAGGTTACAAGTAATACAGCTTCAAGTGCAGACGTTATAGTCTCTGTACTAGAGCAGACGTAAGGGAGAGAATAGATGCCATATATAGGAAATCAACCTGCACCAAGTAATGTTGGTAGTGACAGCATCACAGATGGTTCTATAGTTAATGCTGATATTAACGCAAGTGCAGCTATTGCTATAAGTAAACTTGACGGTGTTACATCAACTAATACAGAGTTAAACTTACTTGACGGTGTAACAGCATCGACTGCTGAACTAAATTATGTTGATGGTGTAACATCTGCAATACAAACTCAGATAGATGCTAAACAACCTTACGCAACAATTGCAGTTACTGTAGTTAACTCTGGTGGTAATAAGTATGCTCTTGACGGAACAATACAACAACTAGCTTTACTAACACCCTCAGTAACATACAGATTTGATCAATCAGATAGCAGTAACTCAGGACACCCATTACGACTAAGTACAACTTCAAACGGTAGTCATGGTGGTGGTAGTGCATTTACTACAGGTGTAACAGCAGTAGGTACTCCAGGTTCTGCAGGAGCTTATACAGAAGTTAAACTAGAACAAGATGCTCCAGATACGTTATATTACTATTGTACAAATCACAGTGGTATGGGTGGAGAGATTGACGTAAGAGCTACCGTTTCTAGTCTAAGTGATCTTAGTGTAACTGCCACAGCATCTGAATTAAATATTATGGATGGTGTAACAGCTACTACTGCTGAACTTAATATACTTGATGGTGTTACATCTACTGCTGCTGAATTAAACATACTTGATGGTGTCACCTCTACAGCCGCAGAGTTAAATATTCTTGACGGTGTAACAGCAACAACTTCTGAGTTAAATTATCTAGACATTACAACACTAGGATTAACAGCAGCATCTAAAGCTGTAACAGCAGATGCTAATGGTGTTGTAAGTTTTGATAACGGTACAATAGAAGAGTCTACAACTATAACATCAAGTTCAAATGCAGCTACAATTAACCTAAGAGATGGTAATGTATTTGAGCATGACCTAACTGAAAACGTTACGTATACATTTAGTAACCCTGCAGCATCAGGACGTGCTTCAGCGTTTATATTAAAAGTTATTCAAGACTCGTCAGCTAGAACAATAACATGGCCTGGAAGTGTAGACTGGGCATCAGCAACTGCACCTACTCTAACATCAACAAACAATGGTGTAGACGTTTTTGGTTTTCTTACTATTGATGGTGGAACTACGTACTATGGGTTTACTTTAGGCCAAGCATTAGGATAATAATATGACAGCTTCTAAATTAGTTTTAAACGCATCCTCTGGCGTAGGCGGTGCAGGTCTTGATGTAAATGAAGTGTTTAATACTTATTTGTATACTGGGTATGGAACATCTGAAACTAGTGTTGTAGATAGTGGTATTGCATTAGGTAATCTTAATGATGGAGGATCTGTTTATTTTCCTCCTTCATCAGGAGATAGTATTGACGTTACTGCTAGTGGTGATTTTTTATTTGATGGTGATTTTACTATTGAGTTCTTTTATCATGCAAATTTAAACGCTACATGGAATGATGTATTTGGTTTTGGAGCAAGTACATCTTATTATTTAGAAGTAGGTAGCAATGGTAATATTTCTACAGGCGATTTTGGATCTAGTTTAGCTACTGGCAATGGTGTAGTAGATAATAATTCTTGGAATCACATTGCTATTGTTAGAAGTGGTTCTGATACACATATTTATTGTAATGGTAATAAAGAAGATTCATCAACACAATCAGGTAATATTGGTAGTGATTCAAATTACATAAGAATAGGTAACTCAGGTGAAAATTTTACTGGTTATCTAAGTAACTTTAGAATTGTAAAAGGTACGGCTGTTTATTCTGGTAGTACTTACACAGTTCCAACATCTCAACTTACAGCAATTACAAATACAAAATTATTATTATTTCAAGGTGATACACCTTTTGTAGATAATTCTGGAACAAATAAAACAATAACTATAAACGGAACAGTAGATGTTCCAAACGCATCAGGCTTTGGCCCATTTACTAGTTCGGAATCAGGAGAAGGTGGTTTAGTTTGGATTAAACCAAGAAGTAGTGGTGGTCATTTTTTAGTAGACTCAATACAAGGGGGTTTACATATATTACAATCACACACACAGGGAGGGGTAGCTAATTACCTTGGAAACGCAAAATTTAATTCAAAAGGATTTTCTGCTACTACAAACATAAACGATGCAAAAGATTATTGTGTTTGGACATTTCGCCAAGCCCCTAAGTTTTTTGATATTGTAACGTATACTGGAAATGGAGCAACACGAACAATAAACCATGACTTAGGTTCTGATGTAGGTATGCTTATGGTTAAGAGAACAGATGCAAACGCACCTTGGGCTATTTGGCATAGACAGTTAAATGGGGGAACAAACTCAGGTCAATATTATCTGCAACTGAATACCTCAAATGCTCAAGCTTCATCTTCTCCTTATTGGAATAATACCGCCCCCACTTCTACAGGATTTACTGTATCCTCTGATGGTCATGTTAATGGAGATGGGCAAAGTTATGTGGCATATTTATTTGCACACAATAATAGTGACGGTAATTTTGGACCTAATGGTAATGAAGATATTATTAAGTGTGGGGGTTTTACAACAGACTCAAACGGAAATGCTACTGTAAACCTTGGGTTCGAGCCTCAATTTTTAATTGAAAAACAGTATAGTGGTACAAGAGATTGGCGTATGTACGATATTATGCGTGGTTGGACTGCACAACTAGGCACTGATACCAATCCAACAAACAAAGGTTATTGGTTGGAGCCAAACACAACTGATGCAGGATTAAACTGGACAGGTTCTTCACAGTTGTTGTCAAATGGTTTTAAAATAAGCGGTCAAACAGCTAATGCTGACTACATATACATGGCAATTAGACGTGGTTCACTTTCAGAGCCTACTAGTGCAACTGATGTTTTTGATCTTACATTAGGTTTAAACTCAAGTAATAATACCAAAACATTTAATAGCAGTTTTCCAGTAGACATGCACATCTACAATAGCAGAGGTGGGTCACATTCTTATGTTTTTGATAGAGTGCGTGGTAATAGTCGAATGATTAAAACTGATGCTACTACTGGAGAAACGGAGCAATTGTATAATGATCAACTTGATCATATGGATGGTATGTATACTACAACTGGTTATGATTATCGTACTTGGATGGGTTGGCATTGGAAAAGAGCACGTGGTTATTTTGATATAGTTGGTTACGAAGGTACAGGAAGCGCAAGAACTCAAACCCATAACCTTAATGCTATACCTGAAATGATGTGGGTAAAAGGCAGAAGCAATTCAGATAATTGGTCTGTTTATCATAAAGACCTTAGTGCAGGAAAACACTTGCAGTTAAATGATGCTGCTGGTGCAGGTACAAACTCAAATATGTTTACAACTACTGCACCTACTTCATCAGTTTTTTCAATTGGTAGTGATGGTGCTGTTAATGGTTCAGGTCATCACTACGTAGCCTATCTTTTTGCTACATTAGCAGGTGTGTCTAAGGTAGGAAGCTATACTGGAAACGGAAGTTCTCAAAACATAGAATGTGGTTTTTCATCAGGGGCTAGATTTATTTTAATAAAGCGATATGATTCAGCAGATGATTTTTATGTCTTTGATAGTGTAAGAGGTATTGTTGCAGGTGATGATGCTCGTATTTCTTTTAATGTTGCTCAGACTGAAGGGTCAGCAGATAGAGTTGATCCCTATAGTGGTGGTTTTGCTGTAACTTCATCAAACGGTCAGACAAACGCTAGTGGTGGAACATATATTTTTTACGCTATTGCTTAATCAAACTCATAAGAAAGGATCAATCAAATGAGTGAATATAGAGAAAGAAAAACAGGTGAAGTTAAAACACAAGGCGAATGGAGAGCAGTCTTTAAAAATATGTCTCTTCCAAAAGTATGGAACAGTAATGTCTGTGACGCAATGAACATAGACCCAGTACTGGCATCTCCTGCTGCTACAACAACAGCATATCAAGTCAGTGTGCGTGATGGTGTAGAAAAAGACAGCAAAGGTAACTGGGTTGAAAAGTATGTAGCTAAAGATATGTTTGCTGATACGACTGACGAAGATGGCAAGAAAACTACCAAAGCAGAACACGAAGCTGCGTACCAAACTACACTAGATGCGGATACTGCAGCAAGTCATCGTAGTACACGTAACAACAAACTTGCAGAGACAGATTGGACAGCTATGTCGGATGTCACTATGGCAGATAATATGAAAACCTACAGACAGGCTTTACGTGATTTGCCAACGCATAAGAACTGGCCTAATTTAGAAGATGCTGACTGGCCTACAAAGCCGTAATAAATAGAGGATAGACAACATGGGTAAACCTAGAGATTTAGCAAACGTAGTTGCTACTGGAAATATACTTGCTGACGGTGCAGTAGCTCCTGCTGAATTGACAGGTGTTACATCCACAGCAGCAGAGATAAACATACTAGATGGAGTAACAGCAACTGCAGCAGAGTTGAACTTACTTGATGGTGTAACTGCTACCACTGCAGAACTTAACCATGTTGACGGTGTTACATCTAATGTGCAGACACAGATGGACACCAAAGCTCCTGTAGCTGATCCAACGTTTACTGGTACTGCTACTGCTCCTACTGTCAATGCCTCTACAGCTTTACAGATAGGTGGTGTTGCTGTAACCGCTACGGCTGCAGAACTAAACAAGATGGACGGTGTAACAGTTAGTGCATCTGATATAAATACAGTAACAGCAAAAGCTCCTACTGCATCTCCTACATTTACTGGCGATGTAACAATACCAGATAAGATTGTACATGATGGTGATACCAATACAGCTATACGATTTGCAGACGCTGATACAGTTACTGTAGAAACAGGTGGCACAGAACGTATGCGTATTGATGACTCAGGAAGAGTTAATGTAGCAGCAACAACAGGTAATGAAAAACTTAATGTGGCAGGAGCATTAGGAGTTTCTGGTGCATCTGCTAATTTTAGTGGTGGTAACGAAAGAGCCTTAGTAGATTTTACTGGCTCATTAGCTAGATTTGGTCACGTTAATGGTGCATCTGGTAGTGCAAAAGATGTTTCTATTTTATCAGGTGGCGGTGAAAAATTTAGGTTTGGGTCATCAGGACAGTTTGGTATAGGTGGTGCAACTTACGGTACATCAGGACAGGTTCTAACATCTGGCGGCTCTGGTGCTGCACCGACTTGGGCTGATGCTAGTGGTGGTGGTGGCATTGAATTAACTGCTGCTGAAAACGTAGTTGAAGGTGACACTTTAGCTATGGATTTCACTACTGGTAAAGTTAAAAAAGTAACTCGTGTTGGTGGTAATGGTTATGATTATATTTATGACAGCAGCAGTAGCTCAAATTTAAAATTATATGATGTAATACACATTCCAGAAATAAGTAAAATTGCCGTTCTTGGTCAAAGAAGTGACGGTAAAAGAGTTATTATGCTTGGAACATTTAATGGTGGTGGTTGGGCTTGGGGCACACCTTACGTTGATGCTACCACAGGGGATACTGGAGGTGCTAAATTAGTTTGGGCTGCTAATGTTAGTAGGCTTGTTTCTTTGCTTAAGGACACGGGTGGTAGTGGTCCATTAAAGTATAGAATGTACTCTGTAAGTGGTACAAGTTTATCAGCAACAGGTGCGGGTACTGTTACTACTTCAAATGTACAAATGGCAGAAAGTGCTACACAAATTCAAGCTGTTTATTCTCCAACCCACCAAAGAATAATAGTAGCTTTCCCTAAATTTTCACCAGATTGTTACAGAATGGTTGCTGGTGGGTTAAGTAATACTGGTATTTCTTGGGGCAACGAAACTGCTGATATAAAAGTCGGAGGTGCTGGCGTAGAAAATTTTGGTCTTACTGTTAATGGCTCTCAAATTGTTTACGGATTTTATAGCCAATATGACCAAAGGTATTTTGTAGGAGCAGCAACACTAAGTGGTTCAACGTTTTCTGGTGCTGCTACTAATTTTACAAATCTTGGTAGTAATTATACTTATGACCACCAAGCTAGAGGGTATATGTTTCATGTAACACATACTGGTGCATCTAACACCTATGCTTATGGTATACAAAATTCTAATCAAGATGGTTTTTTCTATCAATTTACAGTTAGTGGCACAACCATAAGTCTTGGAAGTGTTTATCAATTACATAATCAGTCTAGTTCTACAACATATGGTTATAATTATGGATATGACCCCACAAACGATAGATTATTTAGCGTAAGGACTAATAACAAAACAGCTAATTCAGGTACTAACGCTTCTAACTTAAGGGATAATGATAATAACGATGCTGTAGCTGTACATGGTGGCGATAGTGGGTTTGTAAGATCCGCTGTTTACGATGCAACTGGTGAAGTTTTTACGTTTATTGGAGCGCAAAACCCAACATATATTTATTATTATGCGCCTCAAGTAGATAATTATCATAAATTCATTGGTACTGCATTAGAGGCTGCGTCAGCAAATACCACAGTAAAAATTGCTACCGTTGGTAATATTGGAACAGGCTTCTCAGGTTTAACGCCAGGTAATGTTTACAAAATAAATTTTAATGGAGCATGGCAACAACATGCTAATTCTGGTCAATACAATTACGCATTTGGTGAAGCACAGAGAGCAAGATCACACATGGTTGCTCTTACAGCAACAACTGGTTTGATTACTAATTCATTTAGCCAAGATTTATAGAGATCTGATTAATGAATAATATTACCCTCACAGTAGAACAGATAGAGACAATGCTAGACAACGCAGCTAGGCGTGGTGCTAAAGAAGCACTACGTTCTATTGGATTACTTGATGATGACGCACAAAAAGATATTATAGAAATGAGAAGTTTACTAGAGGCATGGCGTGACACACGTAAATCATT